CTGCAACGCGGAAATTTAACGGTAATCGGTGCAAGACCCGGTATGGGTAAATCCGTGTTGGCTGAGAACATTGCCCGGCATTGTGCAAAAAACGGCTTGTCCGTCCGATTCCAAAGCTACGAGATGTCAGGCATTGAGTTAACACAGCGAGGAGCGGCGGCGGAACATTCGATTGATTACGGCAGGCTGAAAAAATACCGCATGACACGGGAAGAACATAACGGCTTTGCTGAATACCTGAACGAGGCCAGAGATTGGAAGTTTGTGATCGATACTGAAATGGTCGGAATTGAAGCAATCGCCGCGCGATGCCGACTAGAGAAGCGCAAATCAGGGCTTGATGTGTTGGTCGTTGACCATCTGCACTTGATGCCGCGCAAAGGCGTGAACGAGGTTGCCGAACTTGATGATATTACGGCACGGCTGAAACGCTTGGCGATGGAACTGCAAATTCACGTCTTGCTTGTCGCACAGCTAAACCGAGCGACAGAGAAGCAGGCAGACAAACGACCAAGCCTTGCAGACCTACGAGGAAGTGGCGGTATTGAGCAAAACGCGAACTTAGTGCTGATGCCATATCGCGAGGGCTACTACGATTCAGATGCACCGCAAGAAACGGCTGAATTGATTATTGCAAAAAACCGAGACGGTGAGCGTGGCGTTTTAGACCTAGTGTGGCAGGGTCAGTATCAACGGTTCTGCGAGTATGAATATTACAGCTAGGGAGTAGGGCAATGCGTGAAACCTGCTTTTACTGCAAACACGCAAACTTCCAATCAGAGGCCAACACGCCGATGAAAGGGTTTGCAAAATGCGAGAAATCGCAAACGCCAGAGCAACGGGCGAGCTTCTACTTCGGAGGCTATCAGTGCGATAAGGGCGATTACTGGAGCGGCGGAAGTGCTTTCCAGCCTGCAGATGAAATCGTGATACAGAAACGGCGCGAGAAATTTGAAGAATGGCGCAACAAAAGGAAATAAGAAATGAAAGACAACATCAACCCTAATCACTACAAGACGCGAAAGCATGAATGTATCGAGTTTACCCGACTGTTGAATTTCAATCTTGGGAACGCTTTCAAATACATTTGGCGATTTGAGCATAAGAACGGCAAAGAGGACTTGGAAAAGGCTGTTTGGTATCTCAAAGACCAAATCGGGAACAGGCCGGCAATGACGGTTGTTACACCGCGAAGCTATGACCTGATGTTGGATAAGGCGGAATGTTGCGGATTTGAATATACGCACCTGAAAGCACTGGACGGCGTGTTATTCGCAGCCTACACGAAAAGCTACGAAGCACTGAGTATGGCAATTAACCGCGTGGAAAGACTGATTGAAAAGAAATACGGAAAGGGGAATGAGAAATGAAAAATTGGTTAATCGAAAAATTTGGCGGTGTGAGTAAGAAAGACCACGAAGAAGTTATTCAGGCCGCTAATAGTTTAAAAAACATGGCCGATGATTACAGTCAGAGAATTTCAGACGGCCTAAAAGAAAAAGCCGAAATGGAAGAAGCCGGCAAAGAAATGAGCGAACGCATTTCAGAGCTTATCAACAAGCTGAACGAGGAACGCAAAGTTTCTAACGGCTTGATGGCAAAAGGCACGGCACTTGGAATCAAAGTTTCAGAGCTTCAGGACGAATTGAAGCGTAAAGACAAAGAACTGGTTCAGACGAAAGTGCAATTACTGGACGTTTTACGAAACAAACCCGATTCCGCGCTACGAAGCGAGATTGCACGGCTGAAAGGGGAATTGGAATTACTGAAACGCAATAAATTCAAGAGAGGCCGCAAATGATGACACTTTTTCTTATTGGGCTTGGTGCAATAGCGGCACTTATCGGAATCACTCTTTGGGTGGATATGCCGCCGATTGATGAATTTGGACAACGCGAAAAGGAGTAGGGGAAATGGAAACGCGCAAATGCTCACGATGTGAAGAAAGGAAGCCAGTAAGTGAGTTTTATAAAAAAGGCTTCAACAAACAAGGGATTCAACAATACAGCGGTCAATGCCGGCAGTGTGTTGCCGAATATCACGAGAAATATTACGCGACCAAGAAAGCAAAATTGCCAGGCACACGCCGTCAGCCAAAAGAGTTTACAGACGCAGACGAAGAACGGCTGTTCTCAGCCAAGCGCGGCGCGGTAAGCATGAGTATTTCGGCAGAGCTTGCAAACGAGGCTTGCCCGCAATTAGACCCGCAATACTGGCCTATCGGCGTGGCGGAAAGTATTTACAAACAATTCGGCATGAAATGGAGTTATTTATGAAATTCTCGGTATTTTTGATTTGTGTGTTGGTCGTAGTGTTGGTGATCGGATTTGTTGAATGGGTCGCAAAGAAAGTACGCAACCAAGATGATGATTGGGGTGGTCATTGGCCGTATTGAAATCTGTATTGCTTCCATACCCTAGTAGCCTATTGAATCCAAATAGGAAAGCCAATAGGCACGTTAAAGCGAAGATTTTTAAAAAGACCAAAAGCGAGGCGTACGAGATAGCCATGCAGTCAGGACTAAAGGGGATTCAGCAAAGGAAAATCCGATTGCTGTTTTCCCCGCCTGACAAGAGACGGCGCGATATAGACAACATGTTGGCAAGCATGAAAGCTTCTTTGGATGGTATTGCTTTAGCGATTGGGTGTGATGATGTTGAGTTTTGTCCTGTAATTTTAGACCGTGCGCCGCCGGTAAAAGGTGGTTCGGTATTGGTGGAGTTTTATGAAAGTAATGAGTAAAACCAAAGAGGAAACGAAGCACCTTGAGCGCGTAGCCTCTCTCGGTTGTATCGTCTGCCGTAACAGTGGGCAATACGACATACCGGCAGAGGTGCACCATATCCGAAACGGTGCAGGGATAGGACGGCGTAACAGCCATTTTGAGACGATACCGCTATGCCCTGCACATCATCGGACTGGTGGGGTAGGGATAGCATTTCACGCCGCGCCGCGAACGTTTGAGAGCATATACGGCACGGAGCGAGAGTTATTACAACAGGTTCGGGATTTGTTAGGAGATTGAGATGATTTTATTGGGATTGATTGGTATCGGCGTGTTGTTGGCCGGTGTGTCTTTTGTGTGCTTCGTAGCGCGTGGCCTGTGTTTGTCAGAGTATGAATAGTCAAAAGTTTAGAGCAACCGCCGATAACGCGGACAACATCATAACCCTGTTTACTAACGAGCTTAAAAACTGGGTCAAGAACGGGGATTTAGAAATCACGATCCGACCTTACAAAGCCAAACGAAGCCATGAGCAGAACAAAAGGCTTTGGGCGATTTATGGGGAATTAGCAGATAAGGCGTGGGTCAACGGCAGGCGATACAGCGCGGAAACGTGGCACGAATATTGCAAAGGCTACTTTCTGGGCTTTGAGTTAAAGACCATGCCGGACGGAAGCGAGCTTAAAACACCCATCAGCACTACAAGGCTGAATGTGGCCGAAATGACAGAGTATCAAAACAATATCCAGTCATGGGCGGCGAACGAATTTAAAATCAGTTGGAGTATGTGATGTACAGGAACGTGGAACAAGTCTTACTCGATGTTTATAAAATCCGCGGCGTGAGAATGGAGCCGATGAACAACACGGCTTCGGTCATGCACTGGTGTGAATCTAAAGGCGTTACCGGCGGCGGTGGGGATTTGACGCAAGCCGAAACACACGCAAACGCGGCGATGATTATCAGCCGTATTGAGCGCGTGTTAAACCGCTACGAGCTTGCAGTAGTGGAGTGTAAGTACAGTGAGGATTTAAGCGGAATCGTTGATATTACCGCCTATATTGAGCAACAGAACGAGGGCATAAACCTGCTGATATGCGATTCGCTGGTGATTCATATTTTGAAAGAGAGACCTAAACGACTTGAGATTATGGATAAATACGATATTTCTAACGGGTATTTTTATAAACAACTAAAAAAAGTGAAATCGATTATTGCCGCATTGGAAAATACAGCAGAGGTAAAGCTGTATGATGAATTTAAATCCTGTGGCATAATTCGTCCACTAGCTCACTATTAAACACAAGGATTAAAAATGAAGAAATTATTAATTGCCGCTATAGTTTCCGCTGCTGTCTTGGCTGGCTGTACTGACGTGAAAGATGTGGTTATCAGTAAAAAGGAAGATATTGAAACACATTCAAGCGATTTGAAGAAATTGCCTGATGAAGATAAAAAATTGGTTCTTGGGTACTTTTTGCGCGCAGAGGGCAACGGCCTGTTTGGAGAAAAGGCGGAATATGGTGTAACAGTCGGCGAAGCAATCAAACGTCAAAAAGAATTTATTGCCGCTCAAGAGGCTGAGGAAGCTGCGAAGAAGGAGGCTGTTGAAAAAGTGCAAAAAACCTATACGGTAAGTTATTCAGGATTTGAAAACACAGAGATTCCCGGCATTGGAGACGGGCTTAACCTGAAATTGTCATTTACCAATAACAGCAATAAAGGCATTACCGCCATTAGTAGTGCGATCAGGTTGGTTGTTGAGGGTGTGGAAGGCTCAGTTACCCTGAATATGGGCGATGAGGTTTTCAAGAAGACACTAAACCCGGGCGATACGGCGGAAATGGTGTTCACGGCAGCGGCTAATGATTTAAGAATGGCGAAAATCAAGCAGGGTAATGCTAAGGTCAATGTGTCATTTGAGAAGTTGGAAGTTTTGTATTCAGACGGGAAAGACGAGAAAATTTTAGAATAACTATTGATGACCGTGGAATGTTTTGATACAATTATGCTATAGTTTGGAAATAGCTATATAAACCGCCTTTATAGGGCGGTTTTTTCGCATTTCAAGATAGCCTGTGATTCAGGCGGAAAGTCAATAAAACGTGGCGCAAGTGAGACGCGTTTGCCCGACCTGGATGGTTGTCATGCATGACAGACTATAAAGCGGTTCTTGCACTTCGCCCTATGCCTTGCTGGTGTAGGGCGTTCCATTTTTCCTGTGAGTCGAGTGTGTTTTGCCGTCTAATTCTGAGAGGGGTCGGAGTTAGACAGTTTCTTTTTTTGAGGAGGGTTTATGAGCGACACGAAACGCAAAACAGGCCGTCCAAGTAAATACAGCGATGAGATGGTAGAAAAGATATGCGAGAAAATCGCAAATGGCAGAAGCCTGCGCTCAATATGCGCTGAAGATGGTATGCCTACAACATCAACCGTGTGTAAGTGGTTGATTGAGAATAAAGAGTTTTCGGAACAATACGCGCGAGCCAGAACTAGGCAGGCAGATTATTTTTTCGAAGAGATAGTAGAAATCGCCGATAGCGTCGAAGCTGATAGCGCGGCGGTGATGAAAGCAAGGTTACAGGTTGACGCGCGTAAATGGGCGGCTTCCAAGATAGCGCCGAAGAAATACGGCGACAAACAAGAGATTGACGTTAAATCGAGCGATGGCAGTATGAGGCCGTCTGTGCGCTTAGACGCCGAAGAATTTCGCAAGATTGCTGAAGATGTTTTGAATAAGGTTTAGCATAAAATGCTAATCCTATGGACGGCTAGATTGCCATTTTTATGCAATTTCGCAAAGGAATTTAAAATAAAATGGCACTAGAGCAATTTAATGAGGCTGAAATTTCGGTAATCCGTGATTTAAGCTCAATCAATCTGTACATGTTCACGCGCTGGATGTTCCGTGAACGGCGAGGCTACCAGTGGACGCAAGCAAGACATCACGCCCTAATCTGTAATGCGCTTGAGCGTGTTTTCAACGGCGAGACCAAACGCCTGATTATCAACATTCCGCCGCGATATTCTAAGACTGAGATTGCGGTAGTGAACTTTATCGCTTGGGCGATGGGGCGCGTACCTGATAGCGAGTTTATCCATGCGAGCTATTCGGCAACGCTGGCCGTTAACAACTCAGTGCAAATCCGAAACCTGTTACAGCACGAAGAGTATCGGGCGATATTCCCTAGCGTGGAGCTTGCGAGCGAGAGCAGCCATCACTGGAAAACGACCGCTGGCGGTGTGATGTATGCAACAGGTACAGGCGGCACGATTACAGGCTTTGGTGCAGGTAAGCACCGTGAGGGCTTTGGAGGCGCGCTAATTTTGGACGATCTCCATAAGGCTGATGAAGCCCGAAGCGAGGTTAGACGGAAGAATGTTATTGACTGGTTTCAAAACACGCTTGAATCTCGTAAAAACAGTATTGACACGCCTATTGTCGTGATTATGCAGAGGTTGCATGAAAAAGACATTGCAGGCTGGTTGCTTGATGGTGGTAATGGCGAAGAATGGGAGCATTTGTGCTTACCTGCTATTCAAGACGACGGCACGGCGTTATGGCCTGAAAAGCACGATATTGAAACATTGCGCCGAATGGAACAAGCTGCGCCGTATGTATTTGCCGGTCAGTATTTGCAAAAACCTGCGCCGCCTGATGGTGGTACGTTTAAGCCCGATAATCTGCAATTTGTTAAGGCATTGCCCGCTGGAAATATTCGATGGGTTCGCGGATGGGACTTAGCCTCAACCGCAAACGACGGCGACTATACAGCAGGCGGTAGGCTTGGCGTAACAGAAGATGGGCGGTATATCATCGCCAACGTCGTGCGCGGTCAGTATGGCGCGGATGAACGGGATAGGATTTTGAAAAACACGGCGCAAAAAGACGGCGTGAAAACAAAAATATCCATTCCGCAAGACCCTGGTCAGGCTGGTAAATCGCAAACACTATATCTGACCCGTCAATTGGCGGGG